TCAACAGACTCAGTGTCTCCATCGAATGCGGCCTCCAAAGATTCTTTTAAACTGCTCTCACTCATGGTGGGTCTAACCTCGCTATTGTTCGTTCTATTGTTTCACGACGTTTCTTACTGTCTTTAAGCTCTTCTGTACGGTGGTGCGTTTTCCAGTGTCCGGTAAAATCGTCAATCGTTGTGAGACTATGCCTGCGCATATACTCTCGGTGCTTCGCACGAGTGGAAATATCAGCACCGTCCGTCGCCTGCATCCCGTCATAGTGTCTATCGCTAATAAGCGCATCAGTGTCTGACAGATTCCGCCTGGGGGACCAGTAATTAACATCCACTTCTTCCAGCTTATAGCTGCCGTCCTCTTGTCTACGTTGTACGTAACGCCGCCGCACGCCGCACCTCCCTATCAACTGCTCCACGCTGCCGGGTCTGGTCCATTTCTTGTATATGACGCTCCTCGTCCTGAGCCATCTCCTGGTCGTGTTGCTGTCGATCTTGTTCCATACCAAGTTTCGCTTCCATCGCCTTAATGCGGCCTTCCATCTGCTTAGCCTGCAACTTAGCTTGGGACTCCTCCCGTTTCATCTGCATCTCCATTTGCAGCTTTTCTATCTCTGGGTCAGGTGGGGGCGGCTGGTTCATTTTCTCCTGCACAGCCTTCTGCGTTTCCTCTACCGCTTGGTCGAGCACCCCTTCCATCGTTCGCGCGTTTTTAAATCCCGCAGCAGCCCACTGGAGTGTCTGAAGTACAAGCGGCGCGAAGCGAGGTTCGGCCTGAATTGCCTGCCAACTCTGGGAGATAAGCTGACCCATTGCTGTGACGTACTCCATACGACTCGCACGTTCAAGCGCATAATCCGGTATGGACATCGCGTCACTTTCTACCTCCAGCCGTATTTGCGCGATAGGCGTGTTTTTCAACATTTCAATCGCCGGCTGCACCTTCTGGTGATCCACCTTAGGAGTCTGCATGATAAGCGATTTCTCAACAATGGTTTCCGGCTGCCAATGCTTGCTGATAATGTCAGCTTTTATTCGCATTGCCTCTGTGACAAACTCAGCGGTTTTGCCTTGAAGAAACTGAAGCCTGACACTGCCGTACTGAGCCTTCAGCTGCTGTGCCCCCAGAGTCTCCCTCGCGTTCGTCGCGCCCCGCATAATGTCAGATATGCCGGTTAGCTCGTAAATCTGGGCTACACAGTCCTGCCTGTATTCTTTGAGCGCCGTGATAGTTTTTACGATCTGCTCGATCGGGATCCAGTCAATCTGGCCTTGGACGCCGCCTTTCTCGGCAAACATTGCCCAATTATCCACAGGAATAAGCGAATTTTCTGTGCCCTGTTCAAATAGCCGCTGTATGCCTTCTGCAGTCTTATCATAGACGCCAGCAGCCTTACAAGCCTTTGTGAGCCATCCGATCCTCGTGTTAAGGGTATCAACTTCTTCATATTGATCCTTGACCATAAAGTAATCAGGGCGGGGGCAGAGGTTCGACGTCGTATGCGTGCCCATGAGGGGCTTCGGACATGGAAAAAAGCCCTCAATTTCCATTGGGTCTTCTTTTTTATCCAAAAGTCGCTCCATATCGGTTGTGGAGACCCAATAGACCATTTTATCCGTCTTACTCCAGATTTCCCAGACGTCTGACGTTGCTTCGGGGCGTATTTCTGGAGTTACGCGCTGCGCACCCACGCGGTCAATGTTTTCGAACTTATCAGTGTAACTTAACCCCTCTGCCTTGGCTCCAAATCTCTTATACGCCGATTCTTTGGTCATGTGCGCAAGGCGAGCCACCCACCTGCACTCTTCCCACACGCGACAAGGTGCCCACAGAAAATCTTCCCAATAAATCCAGTCCGTTACTGCCTCTTCGTTGGTGATTTTCTCGTATTTTATCGTAGTACCGGGCACTGTTTCTTCTTTGGTCTCTACGTTGTACCTAATCCAGACCTGTCCGAGTCCCGGTACAAGCCGATCTTCCATGGCATAGGAAAACGCAGCGTCCATATCACCACGGGGGCGCTGTAGACCCTGGTTAAGCAAACGCTCCAAGATTTCAGCAGCCACCCGGCCTATATCGTCGGTATAATCGTCCCACGTGCGTTTAACGGTGGGTTTCGGAGGATTCGCGTAAAGGGCGGACATAAGCACGCCCGTATTCGCCCAGAAAAGGTTATATTTCCTGGCCTGTTCATCGTTGGCTTCCCGTTCGTCGATGTAGCGACGAAGCGTTTTGCGCCCACGCTCATGGAATTTCTCCACTGCTTTCTGCGCAATGGCAATCTGGTCTTTCCAGTACTCAAAATCGTACTTTGGAGTACCGAAATCAGCCCCTAATTTCGCTTCACCGGCGTCATTGTTGGTCCTGTTATCGCTGGCAGCCAGTGATTGTTCTGTTTTCGAGTCAGTATCTGACATTTTAGCTCCTAACGTCTAACCCACAATTGAAATGCTACAAGCGCGGTTGTTTTGAAACTCGCTACCGTTCGCTACGTCAACAGTAAATTCTATCTTGAACCAAGTGGTGTTGTCAGTTATTGTTCCAGTCACAGTCGCGTGCAAATTGCGGCTAATATCGTCTTCTTGGCGGATTATTATAGCGTCGCCTGCAACAACGTCTTCTATAAAATCCTCTATGTTTATATTGCCCAGAGTAAATTCACTAATATACATCTCCGTGGCATCTGCTTTAGTAGAGTCGTCTAATCTGAACCTGCCACTCCCTGGATCAGCCTCAGTGTTGTTATTATCAAAGATATAAATCGCCCCGCCAAGCAAAGAAACAAGATCCTCTAATGCCTTTAATCTGTCCGTAACTTCTACAGCCCACAGACTTGAGGATGTAATGAAGTTTTTAAATGCGCGGGCCATCAGTGCCAGGAGTTATTTTCTGACGGCCCACACTTCCAGGCCTCATCCAGCGTAAACCCGTATAAAGGACGAGCAAAGTCTTTTGCTGGGATTAAAGCGGTTTTACTGGGATCTTCGAGCTTAGCAACCAATGCGAAATAGCGGAAAGAGTCAGCGAAGTTGCTAGACCAGTCATGTAGCGGCTTGGCGCTATACTCGTTGCGGTCTGCATTCCAGGTACGTCTGTACGAGTGCAGGGCAAGTAGGCCATCCTTACATCCTTCCTTGTCAAATGCTAACTTTGGGAAAATCTGCCTTGCCGCTTGTATTCCGTCCAACAAATCAAGTTTGGCGACAATTTTAGGCCGAATCCCACCCGAGATGAACTGTTCGACAATACTTCTACCAGTCTGGAGTGTCTTGGCGAGCGCGTCATGGGGCAGCCACACCTCTCCAGGCGTAATACCGGCTGTCCGCTGAGAGTGCAGCCAATCAATGTAATACTGAATAGGCCGGGAATCTTGTTCATAGGCTAGACTCAGTTCAATTGCGTCTGGATGCTCCTGCCATCGCCATATAGCCGTCGAGTCAGTATACCCAAGATCAAAGACATAGTGACAGGGGCGTGACGGGTCAACTGGGAAGCTTCCAATAAGAGCTCTCTTGAGTTCGCGACTGTAATAGGCTCCTCTGGTCGCGGCCATGAAGCTGCATTCGATTTCTTGGTCAAATTCGTCTTCCTCCATCATTGACCGCATTTCTTCTACTTCGTCTGCGTCCAAGATGTTTGTTTTAGATTGTGGCAGTGCTTCCGTGTACCACCTATCGGGGTGGGCCAGGGCAAATTGCCAGATGTCGTAAAAGTGATTTAACCCATTGGGCGTGCCGATGAACGTAGCCCAGCCACGTCTGTCAGCCAGGGCTGGCCGAATAATCTCCGTCCATAGGTTGGGGCGGCAATCACCATACTCGTCAATGACCACCCCATCGAAGTACAACCCGCGGAAAGCATCGGGATTATCGGCACCGTAGAGGGTAATTCTCGCACCGTTGAAAAGGTCAACGGAAAGGCTGGATATGGAGACTTTCGTAGCGATTTCTTTTGTGTACTCAACGAGGTAGTCCCAGGCTATCTGTTTTGCTTGGCTGTAGTAAGGAGCAATGTATCCAAATCGCGCTCGCACCTTTTCGCTATACAGAGCGTGGCTTACGATGTCGTTAATAGTCGCTACAGTCTTACCACATCGCCTGTGCGCCACCACAACGGCCCACCGCTGAGTCCGTGTGTGGAAGGGCATGAAAATCGATCGAGGGTCATACGCTACCGTTACTTCGGGCATCTGATTAAAGCGTATTTAGCCAACCGTTGAGTTGAGCGACAATGATAAGAACAGCGATCACTGCCGCAGCGAGGATCCCGTACTTGACGGGTTTCTTTTTCCAAAGTTCTTTCATTTTCAAATCTCCTTAATTACAGCACCCCGGCATCTTCCATTGCCTTTTTGTGCTCCCGGGTGTACCCGTATTCAGTCATAGACTTTTCTTCTTCACTTTCTTTCTTCGGGTGCAGCGGGCGCTTAGGGCTGCCCTTCTTCTGCATCCCCTGTACCGTGGCGTCCTTGTTGGCAATCTTGCCAATGGACCGTATCGCAGCCTCTATCGCTTTTCGCAGGGCACTCATTGTTCGGTAAACTCTCCATCTACAACGTTCTGCGCGTCGATAATCTGAGGGCGGGGAAGGACATGGCGCACAATGAACTCACGGTTGCCGTCGAGAATGTCGGCGTTGGAGGGCGGAAGGAGCTTGCCATATAAGCGGTAGAACTCGCTTGGGTTTTGGTCTGCCCACAGCGCCAGTCGGTCAACACCTCCAATCATCTGGAATGCGTTCGTAAACGCATTCACGACTTCCTGCCGCGTGACCTTGGTGCTACGGGTGAAGTTTAGGACATTCTTGGGAGCGTCGGAAATACGGGCCAGTTCCTTGGCATCTTGTTCCTTGAGTTCATCTTCAGTGAGAAACTCTATCTTGGTGGTCTCGGTGGGCACTAACTCGCTCCACCAGCACCCGTGCCGCTCGCTGTCCCACCTGTGCCGTATTCAGCGTGTGGCGTGGGCGAATGCTGTTCATAGGCACTTTCCATGGCTTCGTACATATTTTCGTACTCAGGAGCGTCGGGTGCGTCAGCAGCCTTGTAGCTCGCACACCATTCTTTCGCATCGACCTGGAAATTGGTGCTGTCACTCATATCCCTAGAATGCTCTTCACTACCGTTGTTCGCCATGCAGTAGACTTTGAGCTTGCCTCGATCCGGATGCGTGCAGGTCAGGCTACCCGTTTTATCCTTGACGTAGTAGCACGTTGAGCAAGCGTTGTACGCATTGCTGACATCATCGTGGCGGGAGCCTTCTTTGTACGGCTTCATTTTCATGGGCGTCTCCTGCCTCTGGGATTGCGTAGAACCTGAGGGCGCTTAACGCACCCTCAGGTTCCTCGTGCATAGTTTGCTCATGAGCATGCGCGTGATATTAGCACGTAGGCTTGCTGGATTGCAACTCCTGTGCCACATCACTGATTATCAGGAATATCATCTCCATGTCCTGTGCTCCTGTATCTGCGCAGGGAAAGTTTTTGGGGGAGTACCCCCCCGGGGGGCCTAGTGCATCCCCCTCCGGGGGGTTAGTGGCTTCGCCAACCAACGTGCCAACTGAACGGCGGAAAGAAGCGGCAAGGCACTCGCTTAACGCTCGTTGTTGCTGCGCCCGGCGGCGCTCACGTTGTGGGCGGTTTCAGCAACTACTCAGCTGCCCACCGCGGAAGGTCTACATGGCGGTAGGGTCGGCAGCTTTGGGCGCATCCTTGCGCCCGCCGCCTCCTTGTTAGCCCTTCGCGTTAGCGGGGGCTGTGGTGGTCACCTTCACCCAATGCCGGCGCACGCAGTACGCAGCAAACTGGTGATTGTGGTTGTTGCCGGTAATCGGCGTATCCTTCTTGCTTCGCAGGGCGGCATACGTGTAGCCCTGTTCTATGCACCGCTTCAGGCTGGCCCACCCCTTGTCGGTATGGTCCGTGCGCGGGTTGTACGGCTTGCCCTTGTCAAGCGTCAGGTACTCCGGCTTCGGTGCTTTTTTGGCTTGTGCCATTTTCTTGCTTCCTATGTCGGGGCGGCTTGCCCCACAGCCATAGTGCCATAGCTCGCTCCCTGGTACAACTGTGCATTTATACAGTACTCTAAAATTTTTTTCGCCTGAGCCTCGCTTCGCTTGGCACGGCGTCAATGTGCCGCAATATTGCGGCAACGCTCGCAGGCTCGCTGCGCCCTTTCCGGGCGTAA